CAGTTGATATCTTAAGTTACTATATGGTTAAGTCATATCTAGAAACACTAGATATGGTGTTAAACAATGGTAGTTTTATTCCTTTCAGATTTAATCAACGTCAGGATCGTTTGTATATTGATACTGACAGTGATTTTGTAGAAGAGGGTACATTTGTTATCATCGATTGTTGGAGAGTTTTAGATCCAACGGACTACACTCAAGTATATAATGATCCATTCTTAAAGAGATATACAACTGCTTTAATTAAAAGGCAGTGGGGACAAAACCTAATTAAATTCCAAGGTGCTCAACTTCCTGGTGGTATCACCTTAAATGGAAGACAAATTTATGATGATGCAGTTGCTGAAATTCAAGCAATTGAAGATGAGATGGCATCTAGATACGAACTTCCACCAATGGATATGATCGGATAAGATGGCAAAGAATACTTACTTCACTCACGGAACTAGAGAGGAGCAGATGCTCCAGCAATCTTTAGTGGATGAATTTATCAATATGTTTGGAATTACTACCAGTTATATTCCAAGAAGATTGCTCAGAAAAGATGCAGTTTTAAATGAAGAGATTATCTCTGAATTTACTGACTCATTTACTATGGAAGCATATCTCGAAAACTTTGAAGGATTCCAAGGTGCTGGAGATATTCTTACTAAGTTTGGAATTAGATCAACTGATGAAATCACTCTAGTAATTTCTAGACAAGCATTTGATGATTTTGTTTCATTACCAATGCAATTAGTTGACAATGTTCAACTACCACAAAGACCGTCAGAAGGAGATTTAATTTATTTCCCATATTCTGATAACTTATTTGAGATTAAGTTTGTAGAACACGAAGCACCATTCTATCAGTTTGGTAAACTTTATACTTACAAACTGAAGTGTGAGTTGTTTGAATATACTAATGAAACTACAGGTGAAGGTATCTTTGATACTCAACGTGATGAAGGATTCATTGTCAAGTACTATTATGAACAGGCAACTCTTTCTGGTCAACCAGAGGTTGGTGAAAAGGTAACAGGATCTGCTACTGGACTAACTGCATTCATTAACCTTTGGAATCCTAACGAAAGATTTATTGAACTCAGAGCACCAACAGGTAGCACTGAACATGGTGAATTCCAGGTTGGAGAAACTCTTACAGGATCTAACAGTGGATTCTCTATAAATATTTCTAGCTTCGACGAACTTGATATGAAGGATACTTACGCCGACAACATTGAGTTTGAAACTGAAGGCGACGGAATCCTGGACTTTACAGAAAGAAACCCATTTGGAGAATTTGGAAATAGGAGTTAATTATGTTAGGAACTTATAATTATAACCAGGTTATTAGAAAGTGTGTTGTTGGATTCGGCACGCTTTTTAATAATCTGGAGATTCGTAAATTTAATGATGATGGATCAGTTTACCAGAGGATGAAGGTTCCTTTGGCATATGGTCCTAGTCAAAAGTTTTTAGCTCGTCTTGAGCAACAACCAGATCTTGGTCGTCCTAATGCGATCACTCTACCACGACTGTCATTTGAAATGACAGGTATGAGTTATGATCCAGCAAGAAAGCAAAGTCCAACACAATACTGTTTGACTAACGAGGATGCTACTGGAGTAAAAAAGACATACATTCCAGTACCATATAATCTTGAGTTTGAACTAAATGTTCTCAGTAAAACTCAAGATGATTGCCTACAAATTGTAGAGCAAATTATACCATTCTTCCAACCATCTTTCAACTTATCAATTAAATTAGTTGAAGAAGCAAACATCATTAAAGATGTTCCCATTGTAATGAATAGCATTTCATTTAATGATGATTATGAAGGGAACTTTGACACAAGAAGAGCACTTGTATATACTTTGAGGTTTACTGTAAAGACATACATTTACGGTCCTACTACAGATACAGGTCTCATTAAGAAAGCAATCACCAAGGAATATGCCAAGGTCGATCTTGCTTCACCTGGAAGATATCGCAAGTATCAAGTTACGCCAAAAGCAAAAGTTGATAAGAACAACGACAATGTTGTTGATGCTATTGACGATTCATTGCTTGTATCTGGTGATGACTTTGGATTTAACGAAACCTCCTCTTTCTTTGAAGACCTATGAGCGAAAACTACGACGGAATCGAAGACGCATTAAATGTAGAGGCAGATATTGTCCCTGCAGAAGTTACACCAAAACCAAAGAAAAGAACAGAACGTATTATTGATATCGAAAAAGATATCAAAAAGGATTACGACTATACTAGGGGTCAACTCTATGATGTTATTGAGAAGGGTCAAGAGGCGCTCTCAGGTGCCTTAGACGTTGCTAATAACACAGACCACCCTAGAGCATATGAAGTTGCTGGTCAATTAGTTAAGAGTGTTTCTGACGCTGCTGAAAAACTTATTGATCTTCAAAAGAAAATGCAAGACATTGAGGAAGGTCCTAAGTCCAAACAAAAGGTTACCAATAACAATGCTTTGTTTGTTGGGTCAACTGCAGAGTTGTCTAAACTAATTAAGCAAGGTCTCTTAGATAATAAATAAACATAAAGCTTTATTCCGATGGTATACACAATTAAGTCCAGTGCTGTCGCACTGTCAGACACAGCAAGTACGGTAAGTAGTGCAAACAGAGTGTTACTTCAAAACACTGGAACTGCTGCTGCATTAGTTACTATTAAAAGTGATGACACTTTTCAATCTGGTAGTGCAGCAGTTCAAGGAACTGTGTATGTCCAGGCAGGTGCTGATCTTTTAATTAAAAAAGATAGATTATTTACTCTTGAAGTTGCATCTAGTGTTACTACGTTATATGCCACTTCGGTAGGAGTAGAAGGATGAAAACTTTTAAAGAATTTTGTACACAACTTGACGAGGCAGCATGGACGAAAAAAGCAGGACAGAACAAAGAAGGTGGACTCAACGAGAAGGGCAGGAAGTCCTACGAGAGGGAGAACCCTGGCAGCGACTTGAAAGCACCAACGAAGAAGAAGGGCAATCCCAGAAGAAAATCCTTCTGTGCTCGGATGCGTGGAATGAAGAAAAAACTTACAAGTAAAAAAACTGCAAGAGATCCAGATAGCAGGATCAATAAATCATTACGAAAGTGGGACTGTTAATTTATGTTGACATCATCTGAAAAACTTAAGATATGCGAAGAGTGTGAATTTTATAAACCGTCAACAAAACAATGTAGATTATGTGGTTGTTTTATGCCACTGAAGACACTTCTACCTGGTATGAGGTGTCCTGATTCGCCGCCTAAATGGGAATGACTAAATTAAAGCAGAATGAAATTTATCTTGGCAACCCTAATCTAAAGAAAGTTGGTGTACCAATCCACTTTACAGATGATCAGATTAAGGAGTATTTAAAATGCAAAGCAGATCCTGTCTACTTTGCTAAAAACTATTGTAAGATCGTATCTCTTGATGAGGGTCTAGTACCTTTCAATCTATACGATTTTCAGGAAGACATGGTTCGCCGCTTCCACAATAACAGATTTAATATTGCAAAGTTGCCACGACAGACAGGTAAGTCAACCACTGTTGTGGCATATCTTATGCACTATGCTTTGTTTAATGATAACGTTAACATTGGTATCCTAGCAAACAAAGCACCAACTGCGAGAGAACTTCTCGGAAGGTTACAACTTGCATATGAGAACTTGCCAACGTGGTTGCAGCAGGGTATCATTGCATGGAACAAAGGATCAATGGAGCTTGAGAATGGCAGTAAAATTTTGGCATCTTCTACATCTGCGTCTGCTGTCCGAGGTATGTCGTTTAACATCATCTTCCTCGATGAGTTCGCGTTCATTCCAAACCATATTGCAGAGCAATTCTTTAGCTCTGTTTATCCTACTATTTCGTCTGGTAAAAGCACAAAAGTCATCATCATCTCAACGCCGAATGGGATGAATATGTTCTACAAGTTATGGCATGATGCCGAACTTGGTAGGAACGAATATGTCACGACAGAAGTTCACTGGTCTCAAGTTCCTGGTAGGGACGAAAACTGGAAAGAACAAACGATTGCTAACACATCTCTACGACAGTTCACACAAGAGTTTGAGTGTGAATTCTTAGGATCGGTTGACACATTAATCTCTGCTGCAAAGTTGAGGTCTATGTCATATGATGAACCTCTGTCAAGCAGCAAAGGATTAAAGATATACGAGAACCCTATTCCAAATCATGAGTATCTCATGACTGTTGACGTTTCACGTGGTACTAATAATGACTACTCTGCTTTTATTCTATATGATATTACCACTGTACCATATAAAGTTGTAGGTGTCTATAGGAACAATGAGATTAAACCAATGTTGTTCCCAAATATTATTCACCAGGTTGCTATTAATTACAACAAAGCATTTATCCTTGTTGAGGTTAACGACATTGGAGATCAAGTAGCATCTATTCTTCAGTATGATCTTGAGAATGAGAATCTTCTCATGTGTGCTATGAGAGGTCGTGCTGGTCAATTAGTTGGTCAGGGATTTTCTGGATCTAAAACTCAACTTGGAGTTAAGACAAGTACAACAGTTAAGAAAATTGGTTGCTCTAACTTGAAGCAATTAATTGAAGCAGATAAACTACTTGTTAATGACTATGAAATTATTTCTGAACTAACTACCTTTATTCAAAAGAAACAATCCTTTGAAGCAGAAGAAGGATGTAATGATGACCTTGCAATGTGTTTGGTTATCTTTGCATGGTTGGTCGCACAGGATTATTTCAAAGAGATGACGGACAATGATGTTCGTAAGAGATTATATGATGAGCAAAAGAATCAGATTGAGCAAGACATGGCACCATTTGGTTTTATTGATGACGGTCTAACAGATTATGAATCGGTAGATACTGAAGGTAATGTTTGGTATATTGCAGAAGATGGAACTGGTAAATTTGTAGATAGTGGAAGTGAGTATGGAGAACTTAATTACATGTGGGAGTATAGGTAATGGAATTTGAAGATGAGTTTGATCTAAGTCATCTTCTTTTTAATGAGAGAATATGCAGAACTTGTTATGTAAAAAAAGATTTACTTACTGATTTTTATTTGATACGTAAGAATAGTAAAGGTTTACCCTCTGCATATTCTTATGAGTGTAAGCAATGTACGAAAAGAAGAGTAACTAATAATAGAAGAAGAAAATATGATATAGGTAACTGGCAATACCCTGACTGGTAGAGGGTTCATGCAGTGTTTTCCCTTTGAAAGGTGTCAAAATAATAAATACTTTTAGAAAATATGACACATTTCTAGGAGATAAACATGGCAGTTTTACGCTCACCTGGGGTTGTTGTTAGGGAAAAAGACCTAACGAACGGCAGAGCGGATATTACCACAGCAAATATCGCTGGTTTTGCCGCACCATTTTTAAAAGGACCTATTGGAGAAGCAGTCACTGTCTCCAACGAAACAGAATTAGTTGCCACTTTTGGCGAACCAAACGGAGCAAATGCTGACTATTGGTTGTCTGCAACTAACTACTTAAACTACGGAGGAACTCTTTCAGTAGTCAGATCTGACTCTGCTGACCTCTTTAATTCAGTCGCTAGAGTTGGTAACTCTCTTAGCACTATTACAGTTACTAACGCATCTACAAACGGTAAGTATGTATCTGCTCCTGCTGTTTCCTTCACTGGTGGTGGTGGACAAGGCGCTGCTGCTACTGCACTGATTGATGCAAACGGTAAAGTAACCTCAATTAACATCACAAACACTGGTAGTGGATATACCTCTGCTCCAACTGTTGATATTGATCCTGTTGGTACACCTGCTATTGCAACTGCCGCTCAAGGCGATGATGCAACTGCAACCGCTGGTGCAGGTAATGTCAGTGGTGGTGCATTAACTGGTACTGCAACAATTACTGCTGCTGGTACTGGATACTCTTCTGCTCCAAACATCACTGTAACAGGTGGTGGTGGAACTGCTGGATCTGCAGTTGCTACTGTAGTTGGTGGTCAAATCACATCGATTGCACTTTCTGGTGGTTCTGGTTACACTTCTGCACCAACTCTGGATATCGAATCCCCAACTGGTGTTGTTGTTACTGTTACTTCTGCTGGTACTAACTACGATCCTACTGGAACTTACACAGTTAACGTTTCTGGTGGTTCTACCGTAGGTGGTGCAACATTCACTGGAACACTGGTTGTAAACCAAAGTGGAGAAGTTACAGGAGTTAACGTTGCTGATAATGCAGATTTTGGTAACTACTCTAGTTTCTCTGGTGTAACACCAATCGTTCCAATTCCTGGTACAACTGCTCTGGCAACTGCAACTATTGCAGCAGACCCAATTAAGATTTCAAGACCAGAAGTTTATGAAGCATCTTACTCTGGTAATACCAGTGGTTGGTTGTATGCTTCTAGATCTGCAGGTGCATGGGGCAACTCTCTGAGAGTTTGCACTGTTGACCGTGGTCCTGAGCAGTCACTGTATTTAACATCTAGTCCTGCAGCACCTGGTGTTGGTTCTTTCGTTACCTCTGGTTCTAAGAAAGGAAAGGTTATTGATACTTCTACTGGAACTGATGGAAACTTAATCGTTCACGTTGTTATCGTAGATAGCGCAAATAACGATGCATATGTTTCTTGGCCATCAATGGCACAGAGATTTGCTGATGCTGATTCAGTAACTATTGGCGGTCAAGCATACACACTGAAATCAAGTGGTGGTGTTGATGACGGTTCCGAGTGGTATCTGAACAAAGAACTGTATGCTGGTTCTGGTGTAAAGTGGAACTCAATCGCAGCAAGACCAGGTACTTCAGATGATGCTGAGTCATTCAATGATAAGTATGCTTACGATAGTGTACACGTTGCTGTCATCGATGAGGATGGTTTAATCTCAGGTGCAAAGAATTCAATTCTTGAATCTTACAC